GATACCATAGCCACTCGAATTAACTGCTTGTGTTATATCGCTACCCGATGATGTGAATGTTTCGTAAGGATAGGTAATATGATTCGTCCACTCGTCAACAAGTTCACCACCCAATCCCTCACTACTCCCCACCGCACCGACATATCCTTCTAGATATCTACTACCAGAATCATAAATCCGAATCATTCTTCCAGTATATTTCTGTAACTCAGCACAATTATCCAGAAGGGCAGTTCCATCTACAGAAGAAATTCTTAATCCAGTTATAGTTTGAATTCCTTCTGGTGTTCCATTCTGTAATTCTGAAATACCTGCTTTTTTTAATATCATTTTTTAACTCCAAATTTTATAGGTATAACTATTGGCATCGTAGGTGAATGAAGCGTCCTTGCTGACGAAATTCTGCGCTCCGCCGATAGCGTTTAAAATCGTGACACCAGAACTAGAAGGGGCGAGGACTTCTTGCCAACTCATTGACTCGATAGACGCACTTAATGGATTAGACGATGAAATTGCCCCAATCCGGATAAATGTATTGACAGCAGTTCCATAACCAGTTGCCCCGCCACTTGTCATTCGCACATAATTTGGCTGGCTCGAATTTCCTTGAATGTATAAATTCATCACTGTGCCAGTGCCTTTTAGATAGGCTTTATAAAGTTTGCCTATCGTTGCTCTAGTATTATAATTAACTGGCACAATATAAGCCGCATTTGCTGTTGTATCAAAACTGGTATTTGACGTAATAGTTGCATTTGTCGTTATCCAATCATTAAGGTTTATGGTGGCAAAATCAGCGGGGTTGTCTCCCAGCCCTTCACTACTCCCCACCGCACCGATATAACCTTCTAGATATCTCAAAGATGCATCATAAATTTGTATTCTACATCCTATATATTTTATAATCTCTGTATTATTATCCAGAAATGCAGTCCCATCAACTGAACTAATTCTTAAGCCAGTTGCGGTACCAGATACAATACCATATGACCTATTTCCATTAAGAAGTGTTCCTATTCCTGTTTGTTTAAGTGCTATTGTCATTATTATATTCTCACTATTGTAGATATCTCATAAGTGTATGAAGCCGCATTGTAGGTGAAAGAAGCGTCCTTGCTGACTAAATTCTGCGCTCCGCCGATAGCGTTTAAAATCGTGACACCAGAGGATGAAGGGGCGGTGACTTGTTTAACAGAAATTCCAGACATAGCAAAATCAGCGGCGACACCAGTCTCATTCCGAACAACGAAGCAATTAGCGTTTATGTTTTGAGAAGTTGAATACGATGTTTTTATTTCCCCATTCGTTACCACAAATTGAGAGTTCCATTCATGAACTGAGTTATTATACCCCGACGCAAAAATTGGTTTTGTGCCTGAATTTAATGTTAGCGAACAAATCCCTTTAAATAATTTAAGATAATTAACACCCGCAGCCCCTAAATTTTTATAAGCTACTCCATAGCCAGTTGTGTTGACGGCCTGATTAATGGTGCTACCCGTGGCATCAAATGTTTCATACGGGTAAGTTGCATTATTTGTCCAATCAGTAATTAATTCATCTCCCAACACCTCGCTACTCCCCACCTCTCCGACATAGCCCAAAAGGAAACGGTTTGACGCATCGTAAATTTTGACTTGCGCTCCGACTGCCGCTAAAATATCCGCAGGGCAGTTGTCCAAAAATGCTGTCCCGTTGACGGAGCTGATTCTTAATCCCGAAGCTGTTCCTGTTGCAATGATAGACTTAAAATTCCACATTACTCAAAATCCTTTATGTATAATTTGCAGTTGTATTTCCACCAACTATTTGAAGAACAGTTGATGTCATTAATCTAAACGTTAAATTTCCACCAGTCCAATAAACCGTTCCCCCTGCAGTTGATAAGTTATCACATGTAACACCTGAAGGTAATGTCAATGTAATTTTTCCTGGTGTTGCATTAACATTCGATATACAAAATGTCTTTCCTGTATCAGCTGTTGTTGGTACAGAACCAAATGAATATGCTTGATCACTTGCTGAATCTGTTGTAAATGTTTTTACTTGTGAAGTCAATTCTGTCCATGTAATTGCATATCCTGTATTTTTAACTTCAATATCCAATCCAACTTCAACTAATAAAGGAACAGGAAATAAAGCAATTACATCAGCTGTCAACGCGAATCCAACAATTTGAACCTGTGAATACATAGTTGAAGGAACAGTTTGTGTAAATCCTCCTGCTGTACCAGATACATATATTGGTGCACCTATTACCCAATTCCATGAATCATCTCTGATTACAGACCAATTAATTAAAAAGTTTCCATAAGCACTTGATGATATTCCAGCGGAATCAGCAACAATTGCCATAGCAGGCATTGTCGAACTAGAATCACTATCTGCTTTGTACCATTTTCCATCTGATTGAAGATAACATATTTGACCATATGTTAATGCTTCACCTGCTTGTAATGAAGCAATATTTCCTGTACAAGTATGATCAGAAGCTGGAACAACATCCCATGTAATTTTTCCTGCATCTCCTAAAGTTACACCTGCGAATGTTGGTGTTTTATCTGTTTGTAAATTTGCTATTTGAGCTTGAGCATCTGTTAAATCACCATAAAGTGAAGAAGTTAAATGTTGATAATCACCTTCATTTAAATTAGATAAATCATTATGATTAAAATCAGAAGCAGTTTGATCACCAGTATTTACGCCAGTTGTATTTTGAACAATTATATATTCTTCAGAAGTCAAATGATAATACTCAGATGATGTAGAATCTCCACCTTGTAAATTTTCTAATAGATTATGGTCAAGAACTGGTTCTTCTGCAGACAATACTCCTTCTGATGTTATTGATAATCCATTTCCAACAATAACGCCACCCAATATTTCATCTGTTGCAACTTTAAGAGCTACTTGATTTAATCCGTCAAATTCTAAACCAACTCCTAATTCAACTTCAATTTCATTTACATCACCCAATCCTAAACCAAAACCTAAACGAGCGCTTAATAAACCTTCTTCAGTAATTGTCAAACCAGTACCAATCATAGAAAGACCTAAAGTAGCATCTGTTGCAATAGAAGTTGCATTCTCATGTTCTTCTTCTGTTAAATGATAATACTCAGATGATGTAGAATCTCCGCCTTGTAAACCATTTAAATTATTGTGATCTAGAATTTGTTCAGTTTCTTCTTTTGTTTTCTTTGTCCAGGAAGTTGTAACACTACCAGATCCTGCAACTTCCATTGAAAAATTTCCAATATTTAAAACAAAAGATACTCCCATATCAATAGCTTGTCCAAGATATAAATATCCAGTTCCTGCATAAGAAGGAAGAGTGGTTCCATCTATTCCATCATCAGATCCGCTAACTGGTGTACCATCAACAGATAACGAAAATATTCCTGATGCTCTTGACAACACAAATGTATGATTTACAGTTCTATCCTCATCCCAATCAAAATGTTTGCAAGAAGTAGCAACACCTCCTGTCATCAATTCAATTCTTATTTCATTAGAACTATAAATTAAGTAATATAAATTAAGAGTAGGTATATCGCCAAGTAAAAAGAAGTAATGTAATGGAGAGTCTGCGGTACTTATTTTATAATCTGATATTGTGATTGTAAAATCTTTTGCCAATAAATCTGTATCTGAGATAACTGGTTCAGATGTGTAGCATTGTGTTAATCCTGGAGTATCAGTTACCAAAGTTATAACTGCATTTCCCGCCCCATCCACATCAATGGTATTACTTCCAGAAACTACTTTGGTAACTATCTGACCATTTGTATCTGTAATATTTGCTCCAACTTCTCCATTAAATCCTATTTCACTCGCGTAACCAGTAACAGATTCACCAACAAGAAAATCACTACTTGCAGTAGGTTCGGGAATAGTTATTAAAAAGTCATGTTCAGTTGAAGTTAAATGATAAAACTCTAAAGATGTTGAATCTCCGCCTTGTAAATCATTTAAATAGTTATGATCTGTTTGTGGTTCATGTACTGATAATACTCCACTACCATCAATTTCTAATCCATCACCAACTTTAACTCCACCCAAAGTTGTTTCTGTTGCGATTGGAACTATAATATTTTTTAAATCACCATATTTAATTACTCTTAATATATGAGTTGCTGTACTATCAGATTCATCTGTAAAAGTAAAGAAATCTTCATCCTCTGGAATTTGCTCGTCACCTGTTGCAATTAGGTCACCTAATTTTTGAAGAGTATCAATTTCAGGTGTTATTTCTTGACCACGCCAGTTAACAAAATAACCTTCATTATCAGAAATAGCTATAAGAACTGGTTTAGAAACATATCCTGAAGATACTGCTTCATCTGTATCAACCATAACTCCTTCATAGATAACACTTAAGTAATAAACTAATCCAGGTGTTAATCCAGAAAGTCCTGATACATAACCATATTCTGTTAATACAAAATTATCGGGATCAATATATTCACTAACAATACCTGCAACTTCTGCATTGGAAACGGTATTTGCTTGTGCTCTAACATAGTTTATTCCATCGAAACGTACTATTTGTTGTACCGATAAATCGTGACCTGGTTGATTAATTTCTCTTAACAATGTTTGTCCAGATCCTGCTTGAATACCACTATAACCAGAAATACCACTAGTCCCTGAATATCCAGAGATTCCAAATTCTCCAGAATATCCACTAATTCCAGATTCACCACTATATCCAGATATTCCAGAATAAGAACTTAATCCAGATGTTCCAGAATAACCACTTGCTCCTCTAAATCCTGATTCTCCACTATAACCACTAAATCCTGTCCAACCTACAATTCCAGAATATCCGCTCCCTCCTGAATATCCAGAATATGAACTAAAACCAGAAGTTCCAGAGTAACCAGATATACCATATTGACCGCTATAACCAGAAGCACCAGATGCAGGAGTAATACCTGAGTATCCACTAATACCTGACAAACCACTTCGTCCAGAATATCCACTAGCCCCATCAATACCACGAATTCCAGAATAAGAACTAAATCCTGAGTAACCACTAGATCCAGAATAACCACTAGATCCTGATCTTCCGCTATAACCACTAATTCCTATTCCACTATAACCTGATGAACCAGATACACCACTATATCCAGAAAGACCTAAATATCCAGAATTACCAGCAATACCACTATAACCAGATCTTCCAGAATATCCATCAGTTCCTCTTAATCCAGACGTTCCAGATACACCACTATATCCAGATCTTCCAGAATAACTTGAATAACCACTAATTCCTGAATAACTTGAATAACCACTTAAACCTGAAGTTCCACTATAACCAGAAGCTCCGATTCCACTATATCCAGAAACTCCTATAAAACCTGACTCACCAGCAACACCGCTATATCCAGAAGCTCCGTCTACCCCATTAATTCCACTATAACCAGAAGCTCCGTCTAATCCACTATAGCCAGAAGTTGATACACCACTATAACCTGAATATCCAGATATACCTCTTACGGGTGTTCTTTTTGTTGTCATATTATTTAATTCCTTAAAACAGTAACAATTTATTTACAAATGTTATGTCAAATTATTTTTTGTAATAAAATCATTTCCTTCTTTTATTAATTTATCTCTCTCAGAAACAAACTTATCCCATTCTGGACATGGCCCATATCTAACTATTATCTTTAATGTTTTTGCTTTTTCTTCTCCAAGAGCTGAAATTAATCTAGATGTAATTCTATCTACTTGATCTTTTGATTCAACAATATATTTATCTTTATAG